CAATAGCCCTTATTCTATACAGAGTAGGAAAAGCTCTATGGCAATAGCACCTGGCAGGTATGACATGACGATCCAAAGGAGATCGGATCATAGTGTTGATGTGACTTTAAAAGACTCAGAAGGTAGTGCGGTCAACCTTCAAGGGTATTCAATTGCAAGTCAGATCTGGGATAAAGAAAGAGAGATCAAGGCTGCGGATGCTACTTGTGTCATAACAAGTGCAACTAATGGAACATTTACATGGACAGTAACTGATACACAGACATCTAACTTTTATTTAGATGAGTATCAATATGATGTGCAATTAACTGATGGCGCAGGGCTGAAAGAATACTGGATTGAGGGTACAATCTTTATGAGTCAAGGATATACAGCATGACCTCAGTCAACATCACGACTAATAAAAATACCGTAACTGTTAATGAAGACAACAGTTCAGTCATAACGGTTGCGACGGTAGGGCCGCAAGGTGCTAGTGCTACTGACAGAATTAATATGGATAATGCTGTTAATAGATCTATCGTTTACTATGACAGTACATCGTCAAGTCTTAAGGCTGACGCATCTTGGACTACTAGCACAATTACAGACGGAGGCAACTTCTAGTGGCTAACACTATAAGAATCAAAAGAAGCACTGGAAGTTCAGCACCTACCAGTCTTGAAAATGCAGAATTAGCCTATGCAGAAGGCACTAATATTCTGTATTACGGAACGGGTACAGGTGGATCAGGAGGTTCTGCAACATCTATTGAAGCGATTGGTGGAGATGGGTATTATTCAACACTGTCTACTGCTCAAACTATTTCAGGGAATAAGACTTTTACAGGAACAATAGATTTAAGTGGAGCTACTGTTCAAACTTTTACTTGTGCCCAGAATTTAGTTGTAAGTGGAAATTTAACGGTTTCAGGAACGACTACAACTGTTAACTCTACAACCACAACTATTGCTGATAAAAACTTAGAACTTGCGAAGGGTGCAGCAAATGATGCAGCAGCAGATGGCGGTGGTATAACGATTGATTCAGGAGACGGAGATAAAACATGGAACTGGGTTAATTCAACTGATGCTTGGACATCTTCTGAACATATTGATCTTGCATCAAGTAAGGCTTTCTATATCAATGGAACGTCTGTTTTAAACAGTACAACTCTTGGTTCTAATGTTGTTAATTCTAGTCTGACTTCATTAGGCACGATTGGCACAGGTGTTTGGGCTGGTACTGATGTTGCTGTCGCTCATGGTGGAACGGGAGCAAGCACAGCCGCCAACGCTCGAACAAATCTAGGACTTGTTATTGGTACAAATGTTCAAGCTTATGACGCTGAATTGGCAGCAATCGCAGGTTTAACAAGTGCAGCTAATAAACTTCCTTATTTCACTGGCTCAGGATCGGCTGCGGTTACTGATTTTAGTGCTTATGGTCGATCATTAGTTGATGATGCTGACGCAGCAGCAGCACGAACCACACTTGGACTTGGTTCAATGGCAACTCAAGCTCATACAGCAGTCAATATTGACGGAGGAACAATTGACGGTATCACCATTGATGGAGGTACATACTAAACACAATTAGATAGGAGGTACTTCCAATGGCTAACACAATCAAGTTAAAGAGAGGCAGTGGTAGCGATCCAGGTGCTTCCGACCTTTCAGTAGGTGAATTAGCGATAAGAACGGATGAGGGAAAAATATTTACAAAAAAAGATGATGGATCGGTTGCTGAAATAAGTGGTGGTGGAAGTGGTATCACAGATGGAGACAAGGGCGATATAACGGTTGCTAGTTCGGGTACTTCTTGGACTATTGATGCTGGTGCGATTGATAACGCAAACATTAGCTCAAGTGCAGCGATAGCCGTATCTAAACTAGCTAATTTTGTAAGTAACAATGCAGCTAATAGAGTTATTACTGGCTCTGGTACTGCTAATACAGTAAATGGAAACTCTGATTTACTTTGGAATGGTTCAAGATTAGATATTGATACAGGTGGAACAGAAGATTGTTTTAGAATTGGTAATACTGCTGGTTGCGATACGGCTCTTCGTATAGGTTCCATTGCCACAGACGCTGATACTCATGGTGTTATCAAATATGATAAAGATGAGAATTGGCTTTCTTTATTAGTATCTGGAGAGTCGCATGGCAATGGTGGTATTTTAATAGCTAACGGAGGAAACGTAGGCATATCTACGGCAAATCCAAGTCAAAAACTTGACGTTGTTGGAAATATAGCCGTTTCAGGAACAGTTGATGGAGTTGATATTGCAGCAAGAAATACGTTATTTGGTGGGTTGACCTCTAGCTCTGGGGTGTTGACCAACGGAGTAACAGCAACAACTCAATCGGCTGGTGATAACTCGACCAAAGTTGCGACAACTGCTTATACAGATACAGCAATATCAAACCTAGTTGATTCTAGTCCTGGCACGTTAAATACACTTAATGAATTAGCTGCTGCATTAGGAGATGACGCTAATTTCTCTACGACAGTAACAAATAGTATTGCTACTAAATTACCTTTAGCAGGTGGAACTTTAACTGGAGCTTTAACGGGTACGAGTGCTACTTTTACAGGGAATGTATCTACAGGGCATCACCTTACTATTTCAGGAACGGAGCCTCGTCTTCAGTTTACCGATTCAAACAATAATCCTGATTTTACTATTTGGGCAAATGCTGGTCTTTTTCAAATTACTGATGCAACAAACAGTGCTGACAGATTTAAAATTGATTCTGCTGGAACTGTCTTTTTACCTGCTGGCCCTGTTTATTTAGGAACAGCAGATAGCTCTTCGGGGCATTTAAACGCATACGAAGTTATGACGTTTAATTTAGACACGGATAATGATGATACAAATAGATATTTTGCTTTCTATAAAGATGGTGGAAGTGGTTCTGGAACTGAGTTATTTAAAATTGAAGAGAATGGACAGGCAACTATAACTGGCAACCTTGATGTGAGTTCTGGTCTTGATGTAACAGGAGATATAACTGTTCCTACCAGCATGGATTCAACTGATGCTGGTGGTGTTGCTATACAAAGATTTTGGACTGCTAGTATTACTGCTGGAAATATATATAAATGTGGTTATTGGCATGACGGTGAGGGTTCTGTAAATCTTTTAATTTCTGTAAGAAGTACCACAGCAGGAAACTCAGGAACATCAACATACATTTTTCAAGGTGGTTGGAGAGCTTTAGACGGAACTGGAAATAGTGACGGAGATTATCATAGAAGGTTAATGCCACTAGCTTCTGGTGCTGGTCATGGTAATGGTGCGGATAAAGGTTTAGATAGTAGCGGTGGTTGGGAAGTACTAATTAATCAACAAACAAGTTATACATATGGAGTAGTGCTTCATGTACCCTCTGGTCGAAATAATAAAAATTTACAGATAACAGTTACAGAATTAAATAGAGGTAGTAATTTTACCGATCAATCATCTAGTGCTGCTTATTCATCTATAAATACAAATAGTACTCTTATATTGCCATCAGGTTACAATTACTTAGGCACTACACAAGTAAAAGGTTCATTATCACCTTCTGCTGATAGCACCTATAATTTAGGATCGAATGGTACACGTTGGGCATATATTTATGGAGATACGATTTCAGGTAATTTATACGGAAATGGTGCAAATATTACCGTCTTAAATGCAAGTCAATTATCTTCAGGCACAGTTGCAGCAGCNAGANTNGACACAGCTACGACCCAATCAGCAGGAAATAATTCAACAAAAATAGCTACAACAGCTTTTGTTTCTACTGCTGTCACCAATTTAATCGGGGGCGCACCTGGCGCACTTGATACGTTAAATGAATTAGCGGCTGCAATAAATGACGATAGTTCCTATGCGTCAACAGTAACGACTGCACTTGCCACTAAATTACCTTTAGCAGGTGGAACTATAACAGGAAGTTTAACTGTAAATGGGTCTGTTGTTATAGACACCGCAAATACTGATTTTGTACTTAAGGACTCTGATGATAGTCCCGCTAATTATTTCCAATACGATACTTCTGCTGCAAAACTTCTTTTAGGAACTGCAACAGCAGTTATACACACTAGAAGTAACCTTCTTCCAAATGCAGATAGCACTTATGACATAGGTGCAAACGGTACACGGTGGGCAAATNTCTATGNAGACACTCTTTATGGTGATGGATCAAATTTAACTGGTTTAAACGCAAGTCAATTGACTTCAGGTACAGTTGCAGCAGCAAGNTTNCCTCAACAAGAAAATGGAACATCTATTGTAGGTAATTTNGGTCAATGGCAAGGTCACNCCACATACACTGATTTCAATACAGAGCCAGCTTATTGGGGTTGGAACTATGTTCAAGGAAATACAAACGCCCCTAATACTACTTCAAGTCAATGGTATAGATGTCGTCTATCTTTAGGAAGTGGATATGGCAAAGGGTCAGATAGTAATGATTATTCTCTTGAAATGGCTTTACCAAGATATAGTCATGCTTCAGCAGGGGTATTGCATATTAGAACTATTGAAAATGGTTCAGAGGGTAGTTGGACAACAGTTGGAAATAATGCTTCTTTAATAACAACTGGAACGTTACCAGCAGCAAGACTCCCAAATCATTCGGCAAGTCTTTTAACTTCGGGAACCATACCAGCAGCAAGAGTCCCAACACTTAATCAAAACACAACAGGCTCGGCTGCGACATTAACAACGGCAAGAACAATTGCAGGAGTTAGCTTTGATGGGTCGGCAAACATTTCATTAAACAATAATGCAATTACAAACGGTGCTGGATATATAACTTCGGCAGACGGTGGAAACGCTGCTACCGTAGATGGTTATAACACAGCAATATCGGCAACAGCAAATACAGTCGTTGTTAGAGATGATGCTGGAGATATAAATGGACGTTACTTTGAGGGTGAGTGGTTTAAGGGTAGAGGTACGGCTGACAGTGCTTTAAGTGCATCTAACATTGACGGTGGTGGTGGTTTTGTTGTTGCAAGAGAATCGGATGGGTGGTATTTTCACCAGTCGGCTAGTGCTGTAAGAGGTCTTTTAAATGTTGCAGATGGAGCAACAAATGTCACAAATAATAATCAGTTAACGAACGGTGCAGGTTATACAACTTACACAGCGAACCAGTCTCTAAATACAAATAGCGGCCCAACTTTTGCAGATGTTTATGTTAATTCTTGGTTGAGAAATAACGATTCAAGCGATGGATTATATAACACATCAACTACTCAACACTGGTATTCAGACCATGATGATTATTGGACTGTAGCTGGTGGTGGAAGTGCTAATGGTATTCGATTTAGAGACGATCATGCTTCAACAATTAGAGGATACGTTTACGCTAGCAATAGTAATCAGGTAGGATTTTTAGATCAAAATGGAAGCTGGAAATTATATGTAAACAGCACAAGTAATGTTATCTGTGCTAATCATTTTATTCCTGCTGCAAATAATTCTTATGACCTGGGTAGTAGCTCATATCGTTGGAATAATCTATATGTAAACGATATGCACTTCTCAAATCATCCAGATAATCCCAACGTAGTTGATGGTACTTGGGGAGACTGGACACTTCAAGAAGGAGAAGAGAATATTTATATGATTAACAACAGATCAGGAAAAAGATATAAGATGGCACTACAGGAGGTTGCTTAAATGGCAGTAACAAAAACTTGGTCAGTTGTTGACTTAATAAGAGAAACATCCGATAACTATGTTTCTTGGGTTCATTGGAAACTAACAGGAACCGAAGGAGATAAAACCGTTGAATCAACTGGCAAGACCAAGCTTGAAAGACCTTCAAGTTTAGAAGATTATTCTTCTTTAACTGAAGAGAAAATAATTGAATGGGTGAAAGCAAAAATGATTGCTGAGACTCCAGCCGTTCAAATTGAAGAAACAGGAAAAACTGCCGTTGATAGCATGGAAGATATAATAGATAAAAAGATGGGTTGGTTAAATGCCCCCGCCACAGCCAACGGAAAACCTTTTTAACTATGACTATTTATTGGGGAGATGGAACTAGCACTGCTAGTAACCCATCTGGAGGATCAATCCAGCAAGTTCAGACTGCTGTTTACACAGGTACTACTTCATACAGTATCGGAGAATCCGACCCTAATAAAGGTTGGCCCTGGTTCGATGTAGGTGCGTTAAGTGTAAACATTACGCCTTCTTCTACTTCTAATAAGATTCTAGTTAGTGTGTATATGTGCGGTGATACCAGTTCAAGTGGCTCGGCTATTCGTATGAGAATTAATAGGTCTGGTACGGGTATTCAAAACAGTAATGATAGCTGGAGACCAGGTGCTATGGCTATGACTACTAATGGACATGAGCATAAGGTTCTATCCATTATGAATTATGTAGATAGTCCTAGTTCAACCAGTCAAAGGAACTATAAAGTTCAAATCTGTGTTCCTGGCCCTCCTACCACTTGGTATCTAAACAGAACAAATAACTACACGAACAGCTTGGCCCACGCTAGAACTTATAGTTGGATCACAGTAATGGAGACTACCTAATGTTAGATCACGATGCTATTCATAGAGCTTACCCTCAGTGGGGAAGAGTCTCTGACGAGGAAGGTGCCTTTGATAAAGATGGTAATAAAATAGAAATTGAACAATCAAAAGTAGATGAGGCTAGAGCAGCTATAGATGCTGAGCTTGCGGCTGTTAAATATAAATCTGATAGATCAGAAGCTTACGCTTCCATAGGCGACCAACTAGATATGCAATATTGGGATGCAGTAAATGGAACAACAACATGGAAAGACCATGTAGCAAAAGTTAAAGCCGATAACCCTAAACCGTAAAAGATTTAAAACCCAAGCCAAGCTATAGTTGACACGTATTCATTCATTACAAATGTCAGATCAACTAAAGAAGTGGGAAGATTCTCTTAAAGAAAAGACTTCATACAAAGCTCAATTAGAAGCTGCTCTTAATCAAACAACTGCTGAGATCCTTCAACTTCAAGGCGGTATCCAGTTTGCAAAAGAAACTGTTGAGACTGCACCTGTTCCAGAAGGACAAGATACAGAGGTAACAGAGGGAGAAGCCCAATAGTCACAATTACGCTAGTGTGAGCAAGAGCTTTTAAAATTGCGTCTCTTATCATGCAAAAGGTTTTAAACATTATAAGTGTAATCTCTTTTGTCCTTGTGGCAGGGATTACAGGAGGTGGGGTGTTTGGTTATCTCTGGATAACTAATGAGGACAACCAGAAAATGCTTCAAGATAAAATCACAGAAAAGGTAATGGGATCAATAAAGATGCCCGGACTCTCTGGCCCTGTACTTCCTACTGCAAAGCCTAAAGCTGCTGGAAGTGCTGGACTTTCTTTGCCTAGATTTTGACAGAGATTCCCAGAATAGGAGTTGATTCTATTGGGATTGAACCAGTAAGAACTTATATAATTAACGCTCCAACAATTAATACTCCTAATGTCCCTGTGGTCGTTCCTATGGGATTTCCTGTTGTTAATATTCCGGGCTGTGTTGAAGCGAGAAGATCCTACGAAAATGAAAATNTAGTAACTAACGATCCCGATGGAAACTTAGTTCTGTGCGATGCACAGTACCCGTCCTATGACGCAATGAATTATGTCCCTGAAGAATTGGTTTACACGGAANATTCAAAACCGCAACGATTTCAAGAGCCAGAAACACCAGCACAAGACCCACCGCCCCCCAAGAAAATCGAGGATTGCCCGCCTGTTGGGGCTGCGGAAATTGGGACTAAAATCGAAGATGGAAAAAAAGAAATAATTGCTTATCAGTTGATAGGAAATAAATGTATAACGCAATATAAAAAACTAACAATGACTCAAAGAGTTGTTAACGCTATCCCGTCGCCGCCTCAAGTAATTTCAACAACGTCAATAACATTAATAGCCACCAGTGCCGCACTCGCAACTCCAATTCTTTTGAAGATTGTGAAGCCCTTGGTCAAGCAGATAGTTAATAAGGTGAAAAAGAAATTAACAGGTAAAGAAGAACGCTTATCACTAAGAGAAAGAAGATTAAAGCAAAGAGAAATAACTGCATCTATTCGGGCTTTGAAAAAGATGAAGAAGTAATTGGTGGAACTTCATGCCTGTGCGGTAAGACTTGTCCCATCTTCGGCAGAACACGAACATCCTCACATAAAGAATAGAAAACGGAACCTTTAGCAAATTCAATTCCAGATTTCTTAAGCGCACCACATTCTTTCAAACGAGCGACGTGCCACGATAATTGTTTATCTTTAAGGTTCTGATCTTGGATCGCAAGCCACTTATCTGCCATAGCCTTACATCGTTTTTGTAATGAATTATCTAATGGAAGACTAAATGTAATNGAAAANCCCCAATTTAAACTTGCAGAATCTTTCTGACCAGTNCGAACATCTTGGTAATAAATAACATTTCCATCGTCATCATANACAGGNGATTGATACCAATATTCGTGTGGCAATTGCTGCTGGAAACTATCAGTTAAGAATGGAGATGCTGTTAACATTGGCCCCTGACATACAATCCCGTTTCCATACTGGTTTTGTATCATATTTCCTTGTAATGATTGTATTGCCATATTCGTCACCGATCCTGAGGAATTCGCGACTGGAGCAGCTGTCTGGGACGTATTTGCTAATACTTTTAAAGGGTTAAGTGCAAGAATTATTGTGAGAATGTAGACGTAGTTTCTGTGACGCTTTCGACTTGGGTGGTTCGAGTTATGTTTGTAATATTCGCAAGCCCGGGTCCTTGGTAACTGGTTTGAAGTTGAAATGGGGCTCCTGCGTTTTGAATTGTGACGCTTGGAACTGTTGTTAAATCTGCTCCAGTCCATGTGTAAGTTGTTCCGTTGATTGTTTCATCTACAGAAGTAGGTTGAGGGATCATAGTGTCTCCTGAAATATTCAAATTAGTTCCTGAGATTGAATATTGGTGTCCTGAATTGTAGTCAGTTGAAACTATAGTCTCAGTTATATTTTGAGTCGTTCTTGTTACTGCGGTCATACTTCCGCTAGAAAAGTTGGGAACCACTGGTACAGCTAGAATCTCAGTAGTATTTAACAACAGCAATAGCGGAAGATAACGCTTCATCTAGTCAACGACTGACTCAACTATGGTTTGTGCCGTGCAGCTAGAGCCTGCGCCCATTGTCCCTCCACAAGTATGAACACCCGAACTAAGAGAAGTGATAGTGGCCCCGCTTACTCCACCCGAGCCTGTAACAGTTACTCCGAGTGAAGGCAAGGCAGGAACAACGCCACCCGTAACAGTAGTTGCACTTTGAACGGCATCTCCAACAGTCAGAGACTCGGTCATGGAATAGGCAGATCCAGCAGTGGTTATAGCGAAGTCAGTATCTACAATTGCTGGTACTCCTGATGTAACAGAATCAGCCGTCAAGCCTCCGATAGCACCAGAGGTCGTAGTACCTGAAACGGTAGTACTCGGAGTTACGTTATTACCTGTAACGCTGTAAGTTGTCCCCACTCTTGAAGCCGAAGAATAGGCCGCATCCAAAGTGACTTTTGCTGAAGTCGTTATGGAGTGACGCATATCGGCCTGTACTGGTGAAGCCAACAAAAGCAAGATTAGAAATTTCTTCATTTGAGTTTGCCGGTTACTGGGTCAACTTCCTTTCCTGTGATGGGATCAGTCTTTACAACTTCAGCCCCGTTGATAGTGAGAGGAGTCTGTACCCTAATCACTTGTTCAGTTTGCTGTGTATTGCTTTTAGCAATCATCGCTTCCATATCTTCTTTTGTAACGCCGTTACCATTCTTCTTGTCTTTAGCTGTAGCAAGGCCAAATGTCGAAAGTGCGCCAGTAAAGACACTTGCTATAAAGGTTGGATCAAAGTTTTGCTTCTGGAATCCGGGCAGATCAACGTACGCCAAAGTCAAGATAAACCCACTCCAGACCACTATGCCAAGTCTCACAGCGACTCCGATTAGTGCTACTTGTTCATCTTTGTCTGGGGTTATGTCTTGAAGTTTTCCTAATATCCCTTTTTCTTTGTTTTCTTTTTTTTCTTCCTGTTGGATTGGGGTTTCATTGTTCATAATATGGAGGTAGCCACTTTAAGAATAGTTGCAAGAAATAACAGCCGCAATCATTGGCGCTATCGCTTCCGCTTTTATTATGGCGCTCGCTAATATTAGCAACCGGCGAGAAAGGGACATTAGAGAGTTATTTCATCGTATGAATCAATTAGAAAAAGACGTTGCGGCTAACATGCCAAAGCCGCGAAAATTAAGAGGCTTATAGTGTATTTATGAAATTCCAAATGGGTCAAAGTTGGGTAGAAGAAAACCGCCAAAGAGCATTAAGGATGGATCGTTTATACGTTCTTGATGGTAGACACCGTTTAGATCATCCAATGCATGGAATATTCACAGGATTAAATGCAAAGGCAGCAGAATTAGAGAAGGATTTGGAGGAATAAAAAAAATGCCTTTAGCACAATGGTTAATTGTTCAACCTTCATTAGAGGAGGAATTGACTTTAGAAAAAGATGTAAGAGAAGTCTTAAATAATGAAGACCATGAAGATATAAAAAAATTGTGCGCGGTATTGCTAAAGCAATCTTTTTACCGTTCTAGAGTTTTAAATCAAGCCGTTGAAAGGATAGACGAACTTGAAAAAAAAATGAATAAAAGAAGGTGGTTCAAGCGGGGATAAAAGAGTTCCTTAGCATCTGCAATCTCAATCGGGTCTTGGCTGTCTCACACTTCTGCCTAACTCTTTCTCTTGAAACCCCGGACTCTTCTGCCAACTTTGTATAAGTAGAGCATTTGTGACCTTTCAATCCGAACCGTTTCTTTAATAAGACTTGATCTTTAGGGGCCAAGAAGCATAAAGCATCTTCCATTATTTCGATAGAACTTTCCGTCTCTAATTTAAAGAAATTATGGTCTATGAAATTAGCTTCAGACCACGGTTTCCCTTCTTCATCTGTCTGGTCTAGACTTGCTAAATTCTTACTTCTTTCTAATAGCATTGTTAATTCTTCAATACTTGTTTCTGTTAGCACCGAGAGTTCTTTAATCGTCGGTTCTCTATCGTTTTTCGCTGTAAAATTTTCAGCAGTTTTAACGGCTTTGAAAACTTTTTCCAAACAGTTTTGAGGGATCCTTATGGCTCTTTCCTTATGATCTATTGCTCTTGTAATTGCTTGCCTAATCCACCAAAAGGAATAGGTACTGAATTTATAACCCCTAGTTCCATCAAATAATTCGGCGGCTCTTTGTAGACCTATAGATCCCTCCTGAATTAAGTCTAAAAATTCCATACTATTTCCTTTGAGCCTTTTCTTATATTTAGACGCGATGTGAACAACTAATCTCAAGTTGCAATTAACAAGTTTTTCTTTTGCCTTATTGCCTATTTGTATCGTTTTTTTTTCCTGCCTATTAAAGCTTTGAGATTCGCCTTTTATTAATTTTTCTGCTTCTAAAATCTTTTTAGACAAGCTAATTTCTTGTTCCCCGGTCAGCAAGGGGTAACGCGCTATGCGTGAAAGATAATCTCCGACAGAATCCATTTAATTAGGTTTTGTAATTTTGTAATAAGCGCCGATAGTTTCTTCATTACGCGCAATAAGAGAAAGGGCCAAAGCGTGTAAACCTCTGGCCTCTGTTGACGAAATGTAACCGTCTTTTCCTTTCCCTATTCGATCAAGATCTGCACGAACTTCATGGAGTTTTGCAGCATCCTCTCTTAATACATTCAGTAATCTTTGACGCGTAGTGTCTTCAGCGCTAGGCATTAAAAAGGGATGTTTTCTTTCCCTCTTGATGATACGCTTTTTGTTGGAAGACTTTCAGGCTTAAGCGGAGAAAATTTACCACTTGTACCCCATATCCCGCCCCACATAGAGAAACCTACTTCCTCTGTGTAGTTGTCTTTGCTGCTATAAACCCTAATTGTTGTGCCTTCAGCTTCGGCTTGTTCTGCTGAAGCCATTAACCATTCAGCCATTTTCACAGCAGTTGTGGCGCTGAAGTCCATACAGATTTTTTCTTGTGGACTTCGATCACTATCTTGTCTTTTGTTTTGGATGATTCTGAACTTAGCTGTAAAAGCTGTTTCGTTATTAGTGGGGTAGGAAGAAGGCATTTTAAAAGTGATTTAAAGGTGTAATTGAATTTGTTTGCTCCCACGCTAGAACGTGGTGTAGATCGTATCGGACTCTCGAGGAGCCATAAGCAACGGCTATGCGAGGTACTGTGTAAAACTCTGGGCCTTTTCTTTCAGCCCTCCAACCTTTGATAGTTGCAGGCTTTACACCGTATCGCTCTGCTAATTGCTTAGTGGTGAGATACTGAGAATTGCTAGGCATTACATAGGGATGTTCTTTATTCATGGATTAGATTCTAAAGACCTCCTTTTCTTTGTAAGGGCTTTTTTTAGACTGTCAAATTCTGCATCATTGATGTGACCTTCAGCATGTCTTCCAACAAGATTTTGCATGAATTCGTCACACCTTTCTGGGGATTCCGCCTTACTAATTGCCTCTCTTGCTAATGCTGCTGTAGGTGTTTTAGCTACAACTTTCTTGGCAGAAATAGGTTGCTCGGCGTCTTTGATTTCTTCATCAGCCCATAGTTCATAAGCTAGACCAAAATGGAAAGCCGCAGAAGCACATAAAGCGCGGCGGTGACTATCGGTGAAAGCTCTTGAACTAATGCGATCACCTTGTAATGGCATATTCCGGTGATCCATTATTGGAAACGGGAATAGACTTGTTCTCTTGTCGTCTGGGCCGCTAAAGAAACAAACTAAATAACCGCTTCCATCGGGTGATCTCCAGACAAAGCCATCATTGTTATTAGTGGCTTGAAGGTGGAAATCCCATCCGGGCGCGTGTTCTCTTAACAGTTGCATGGTCTTAGCCCATGGAACGTAGGTAGCTTTGAAGGAGCCACCGCCTTTTTGAAAGGTGTCTTGCTTTTTGATGACACCGGCGAGGTTAGGGATGGTCATGCTGATTTAGGAATTACATTGACAATGTTGTTGGGAAAGCATTCCTTTCTAAGTATTACTGAAAGCATCTTTCCCTGAGGTGGAATACTCGGCTGCATGAATTTCTTCAGCGTGGTGCCTTCTGGCCTTTTCCACAGGTTAAAGCACTTGATCTGGCTGTTTAACTGGAGTTGAGACGCATTAGATCCACGCCTCCTATAGACAGGGTTTGCTAGTTGATTTCTGTAAGAAAGTATTGGAGAATCTTCTTTTAGGTTGGCTCCGCTACCAAAGACACAGAAATACTCAATCACCTCGTCAAACTTCCAGCCAGCGTCATCAGCAATTAAAGCAAAAGCAATACAAGGACTTAATTGAAAAGTCCGATACCTGCGCCAGATGCCTTGAATATCGCTGACGTATTGGTCAATGATTTCTTTTTTATCCTTCCACTGTTGGAGGATTGTGTTGTGGGCTGGCCTAACTTTTTCACCCCATAACCGGTCTGGATGCTCGTAATACATGATGTATAACTTGATTGCAGCAGCGGCGGGATTAGCACTAGAGCAACCTGCAACGGCTAAAGCATCACCGGCTGTTCTTGTGCAGCCAGAATCAAGAACTGAAAAGGCTTTCGGGTCTAGACCTCGAGCAAGCATGATTTTGATAGATTTCTTTGCTTTTACGACAGCCACTAGCCTGTGCTGACCGTCTAAAAGATTTCCATCATGGTCTAATGCTATGCCTTGAGAAGTTGGCAGCCATTGATCTTTTTCAATAGCAGTAACAAGGCGCTCAAGGTTTGCAACTCTTATCCTTCTGTTCTTGAAATTGTTCTTAGCCAAGATTTCTTCTGCCCATTCAGGGGTCATCTCGACTATTTCAAAAGTTGGATCTTGAATCATGGTTGCGCTCCTACAGATCTGTATTGGTAATACCCCGGAAGTTCAAGAGTTTGGATCTTCCCGTTGTTGTAATCAGGCCAAACTTCTTTCTCAATGCAATCGGCAATTGTATGTAATGCCACTTGCTGAAGTTCTAGACCTTCATCTAAAGCCTCTTGATCTAACCTGTAGACGCCTATGTTGTAGGGCCAAGCTTTTTCGACTACTACGAAAACGAAATCAGTAGCCATCACGCCTTGCATATAGTGGGCGGCTTGAAGGTGATAAGAGAATTTCCCTATAGAACTTGCAAAGGCTTTTGGACTAGCACCGCCTTCACCAGTCGTTTTTAAATCGACAATAGTGTCATCGGTGATCCAATCGCATCTACACTTGCAGGTCAAGCCGGAGGTTTGATGATCCCACCAAATACTCTGTTCTGCTTTTCCTTTGTTGAATAGAGGGCCAGCTAAAGGGTGACGAGCAACCGCCCCAGAAATTTCTTGGACTAGCTGCCATTCAGTTGGATTAAGAACTGTTTTTCCTTCTGCTTGGAGCCTTGCCGCTTCTGCTTTGCCTTCTTTTGTTCTTCTGTCAGGGACAAAGCCGTAGCGTGAATGATATTCATTTGGCTCTAGCACCGCCGCGTGAACGGCGCGACCCATCCGAAAAACTGAAGATTCTGGAAATTTAATTAATGGCCCTTCAGGATTGTGTTTCTGATTCCAAAGGGAAAAAGGATTCTCGGCAATAAGCTTTTTCAAATCAGATGCGCTATAGGCCAAATCGGCCCTATAGGATTCTTCTGAAATAGTTGTGCCGTCATTGACTGTGACTAATTTCATAACTTTTTTAGCTCCACTGGCTTTGGGTTTGCTGGTCTCACATGAAGAGTGCTGTTAGGCCCGTAGTGAGAAATTAATTTAGGAAAGGTCTTTAAAAGCAGTTGCTTGTTCTCAGCATCAGCTAAGACTCCAGCCTCTCCGAGCCGCGAATAAAACCCGCCGCCATGTTGGATGGCAGTTTGAAACGTCCAAAAAATTTGATCGTGTGTCATCGTTAGAAAAGGGGTGAGCGCAAGTGTCAGGGGTGGGGCTTGCGTAAACCTCTATTTTTCAGTTGAAGATAGAGGTTGGAATATGCTGCAATTACCAGAAGGAAAAGGCAGACGGAATTGAACATCATCGGAGGAAAAGTACCTCCGCGTTCTTTCCTGATCTCGTTTTTCTTTTAATCTTTTCGCCGTATTCATAGCGGGGATTTAAGAAATTCATTAAGACCAGCTCTCTGCACCGGGCGCAGATAGTCGCAGTAGGTAAGCCGGTTATCATCGCTAACTCATCTCTGGTCATTCCATTAAGAGAGTTCTCAATGGTGTCCATAATCAGTTGTTGATAACGGCTGATCTTGTGGCCGACTTCAATAGCCGCTTCCACGCTTGTATCTGTACCGTTATGAAGACCTACTGGCTGGTCGAAAATATCGGTTTGCGTTTCAACCATTGGTAGGCTCCTTTTCTGTCTTTGCTGCTTTTTCTTTTTCTTCCTTTTCATCTAATTCCGCATTAATAGTTTCTCTTACAACTACTGTTTTCTGCCAAGCAATTTCTGTAGCTCTTTTTAATTCCTGTACAGTGCGTTTCTGCTTGTTGACAATTTCGCATTGCATTACGCCGAGTTCCATTTGAAGATCTGTAGCTAGATCCCAATTACCTCTCCAGCATTCGCCGCAGTCGGTAGTGTATTTCTTTAAGACTTCAGATTCTTCTGGGGTAATGTCCTCTGTTCTGCTTAGTATTTCAACACCAGCATCAAAGAGCCGAAGTAGTTGACCAACCTTACGAACTGATCTATACAATTCGGCTTGAGATTCGCGGCCTTTTTCTGCAATTTGTCTTGATTCGTTTCTGCATGCTATGTAACGCGGATCGGATTCAATAGCGTCATTACGCTTTTTCCAATCTAAATTGTTTTCCATTTAAAAAGAAATAATTAAGTAGGGGTGGATAAGTAGGAAAAGTCAATCCCAAGTGTTGTAGTACTTGGGACGACCATCCCAGATGCGCATTCCATTCAAGTCTGGGTCGCGAAGGTATTCACCATCGTCAGAATCTTGATGGATTTTATGTCTAGTGACTGGGCCAAATTCTTTTGCGCTTAAATGTGGAGTTGCTGTTCCATTTCCTTTGCCGTTGTCATCAACAATATTTTTTTCTATTTCTCTAGCCCACGCCGTTACATGTGTCCTTCTGACTACAACGTAGTACTGAACAATCGTCATGGAATAGCCCCATGATTTTGTGAGAATTGTTCCTACTTCTAGTTTCTTTTTTTCGGTGTCAACAACTGTGAAACCATTCCTGAGATCGGTGATTGTAGCCATGGGTGCATTGCAAGGGTGAGCCGTCTACCGGCGTTAAAACTATCTTGCCCCGTCCTAAAGGAACTAGCACTAACCTGCAGGACACTTTTCAAACTGACCTCAATAGGGTGGGATATGGTTGCGCAAGGTTGGAATGTGGTTCATAATTAATGGTATGGGAGAGATTCCCTAGACCTTCGCTCTTACTTTCGTGGAAATCACCGCAAAAAGCACCAAGCAACAAATCATTGACGAAGCAGTTCCGCTAATTGATGATTTGACCGAGCAAAATCAAAATCTCACCGAGAAATTGAACGCCGCTCTAATCCTTCTAGCTGTAACCGCCGCTTTAGGAATGCTTTTCTGATTCACCGCCCCGCTAGTCGGGGCTTTTTTCTTGCTTTTTTATCATGCACACTCCATTTCGCACTTTCGTTCATCAAGTAGAGACATCTTTAGGCTGTGAGTTAAGCGACAAGCAGCACTACCAGATTCACAAGATCTACAAATGCAACCCTGATCCTGAATCAATGGTTGCTGATGTTGTAAAACTTTTCTCTAACAAATAGATGGATTTCGAAAAGCACCAACTCGAAACAATTCTTGAAGCCGTTCAAGATGCAATTCTTAATCTACCTTCGGGTAAAGAAGAATTACTAGAGGCTAATTCCAAGAGCTACGCAGGATCTTTAAGAGACGTTCAAGACAAAATCATTAAGCACGTTCAAGCAAACCCTGAAGGCTTTGAATTAGGTATCCCCAACTACGTTTACGGCGACACTACCGACTATGAGTCATAATTGTATTGTCGCTGGCGACAGCGTTTGACCTCTTGCATTTCTTTCCATGTATTTGAATGACCACTTGCTTAGTGATTCAACTGTTAAGGCTCTAATTGATCTTTACGAAGCCTTGAAAAAGAGTCCAAAAGATGCCAAAGAATTAAAAATCTACGGCAACCTCAAAGCTAATGTCGCTGATGCAATCTCTGATCTAGAACCGGAATTCGAACAAGCCTCTTAACCGAGGCTTTTTTTTTAGTTATTATTCCAGCAGTAGGAGACTACATTCGCTCGCTAACCATTCTTTTTTATGTGTAAGCCAAGCGATGTGTACGCGGAAGTAGAAGTATTAAGAGGAGATGCAGTAGCACTAGATAGATTTTTAAAAAAGAATCCATCTATTAGTCATTTCTCTGATCCTTTCCCTGAACACTTAGATCCCGCGATCCTTTCTAGAGTTTGTTTTGCTCTGGAATCTGCTATGAATCGGTTATGAATCCCTTTCAATTCTTTGGTCAGTTCTTTGTTTACAAATCTCCACCTCCCATGAAAGGTGACAGATTGTATAGATTTCAGTTGTATGGCATGTCGAACAAAGAATTAAGAAAACTTGTCCCAACACCAAGCCACTATCCAAAGAAGCTTTTAATTGACAAAATAATGAAAGGTCGGGGAGCCTGATCTTGGTGTTTCGGTTGGATGCCAAGTGAAAGCCATAAGCCTTTACGGCGAAAGCAGGGCGGTCTCATGCGAGGTGGCTGATCTATCCCCCGACCCCTATAATTGAAACGGCGTTGTCTTGCTATTTTCAACCTTGCTTGGTAAAGGGTCAGGCAAGGTTTTTTTATGTCAATTTTTCAACTCGTATTAGCGCTCCCGGCTGCTCACCATTTGTGCAGAAATGTTTCTCTGCAATGAGTTTTACAACTTGGGAATCGTCAGTAATGACACTCCCACTTAGGCCGTCTAAAGTAGATCTACAAAGCTTGTCTAAGTCACCTTTATTTCTGGACGTCAAATATTTTGGCGCACCTTGCCGAATCTTTCCACTTGCGAGATAGTGAGATTTCGGTCTGATAAACCTGAAAACTATACGGACTTCCACAGGATCGTCTATAAGTTTGTTGACTGTTCCGACTGCTGATTGTCTTACGGCCTCACGCCACGGCCCCACCCTTTTCGATGACTCAACCATCCGCCCTTTACCGATATGTCTTTTACTGCCTTGAGGGGCAGGGTCTATTCCATAAACTGATAGATCGACTTTCATAAAAATGAGCTTTATACCGGAAAATACCCCATTCGTGTCTTTACCGACAGCCCTGAAAGGTAGAATTGATCCTTTTCAGTTGGCAGTTTTATGGGTTCTACAAAGTTATTACCCGAATATCTGGCCTAGTTATTCAACGATTGCAAAGGATGCTGGCATGAGCCGGGGAAAAGTTATGCACGTTGTTGAGCAATTGGTTTCTTTGGGCTGGCTTCAAAAAGTTACCCGCCACGATGAACATGGCCAAAAGACTAATGCCTATAGAGTTACCGTCTGGCATGAGTGCCAAGTCCCTGTTCCTACGCGGGGTGCTTCTCATGTACTAGCTAGTATTCCTGATGAACTAGGGGAGTCCACCACATGTACTAGGGGTGGTTCACCACATGTACCCGAAGAAGAACAATTAAAACTAAAACAAAGAACTAAAAATAAAAGGCGGGAGTATTCGGAAGAATTCGAATTATTTTGGAAGCAGTACCAAAGAATTAAAAAACGTGCATCTAGCCAATCAAAGCCACTTGCATGGACACAGTTTCAAAAATTAAAATCAGATACAAGAGAGGTTCTTTGTACTGCACTTACTCGAGCAGTTCAAGACCATAGCAAAACTGAAAGAGACGGTGGATTTGCTTCACCTTTTCCCGATTGTTACAGATGGATTCGTGATGGCAGATATGAAGCCTTTATTCAGTGCGCGGCTGGCAATTCTCAGTCACAATTAAAACCGTGGCTGACTGATGCCCCGAAAGATTCACCCTTTTAATCTCACCCCTAATGCAACCAAGACATAAGCGATTCGCAAAGGATCGTGACGTAACATTTTACGCTCCAGAATACAAATGCCACGCTTGCAATGATTCTGGTATTGTTCACAATTCCGATGGCCTCCTAAATAATTTCATCCCCGATTACGATATAGATGAGAAGGGCCAAAGACGAGGTGGTATAGATTTAGCAATTGTATGTTGGTGTGAAGCTGCTTATCCCGTTTACCCAACAGGTGAAAACGAGGTTACAACTTCTGGGTATAGGTCAGGAGATGGTATTAATAATGGAGTTGGAATTGATGTTGATAAAGATATAATTAGGCAGTTACATTTTGAAAGAAAGAAGTCTTGGCAAGCTACTGCTGATCGGATGAATAAGTTACGGTTATCTATAAATAAGGGCCAAAAAGCGGAAATACCTTCATATATAACTAAAATAAAAAACCAACTTGAAAACGCGGGAGACTTATTAAGTGATCTCAGATAGACAGCGCCCTGTCGTTGACGCGCTCTCTAAAGTTCTTAGTGATGCACTTGCCATTGCTGCTGCAATCTCGGACAATGCAGATGAGGAACTGATCCCCATTCCTCGAGAGCAAATCCTCGCATATTGCCATGAACTCGACAGAATCAAATTCAACATCAGTAGAGCAGGCGCTCAACAAGATTGTTAATTCCCCGGAGCAAATTAGATACGTACCTGTATCTCAATTAAAGCCTTATGAAAATAATCCTCGAGTCCATAACGAGATTCAAATTCAAAGGCTAGTTAATTCTTTAAAGGAATTTGGATTTACTAATCCGCTTTTAATTGATGATTTAGGAAACGTCATTGCCGGTCATGGACGGTTAATGGCTGCTGAGAAAATTGGGCTGGAGTCTGTTCCTACTATTACGCTTGCGCATTTAACTGATGAGCAAAGAAAAGCGTATGTGATTGCAGATAACCAGTTGGCCATGAATAGTTCATGGGATGACGACTTGCTCCAAACCGAATTAAAAGCCCTTGATGATGCGGGTTTCGATCTTTCTTTATTGGGATGGGGAGACGACTTACCAACTTTTGCAGAAGAACCCGACTACAGCGCTTTAGATGATTTAGATGATGGAAATGACGATTGGGCTGATGGTGTAAAAAAAGCAATTCAAATTGAATTTAGGGCTGAAGATTATGAAGAAGCTAAAGCCTTAGTGGCAGAAGCAAGGAAAAACGGTGTTTATATCGGCGGCAAAGTTATAGAGGCTCTAGCTGAATGAGTGAACAAACCTTCGGCAAGTGGTTGCTTGAATACAAAGGGGATAACCCTGTAGTACAGGATTTAAGAGACGATTACGACTCAGACTATTCCGTTAATTTCAAGCGAATAAAAAGACCCCATTTAGAAAGCCCTAAAACCTTTTATTTCTATATCAGGTGGAAAGGTGCTTGTTCTGAAGCTTTAAAAGCAGTGGAAGAAGCGGCAATTCTGTACGGCGAGCCTTTGGAGGATGAAGTAAATGAAGCTTGAACAATCTTCATTGCGTGGTATTAAGTTCTTTTATCGTCCAGCCTTTTCAGATTTAAAAACTTTTGAGGAGGTTATAGGCCGAACAACTTATTTAAAACGTGGTTTAAAAATAGAAAAAGGTGAAAGGTGGATGGACTGCGGCGGCAATGTCGGGGCTTTTGCTCTACTTGCTTGCAAACTTGGGGCAACTGTCAATATTTATGAGCCAGACCCTTTTAACTGTGAAATGATAGAAAGAAATGTAAAGCTAAATAACTTCACTTCCCAAGTGAAAATCATTCAGGCCGCTTTAGTACACAATCAGACAAAAGAGACCACCCTTTTCATAGGCAACAATAATGCTGTATGGAGAAATTCAATTGTAAAGAAATGGAATAACAAAGGATTGAAAGTACCCTGCCTTAATTTCGACAAAGAAGCACAAGGCCTAGACAATTGCAAAATGGATATTGAAGGGGCGGAGATGCCTATCTTGGAAAATGCCAAGAAAGTTTTTAATAAATTGGTTTATGAATGGTCTTTTGATATTGACCCGTCTTTAGAAAGACTTTGGGCTGTTATCGACAGGCAGAAACGTCACTACCGCGTTGAAGCCGCTTGGTCTACGATTTGTTATACAGACAAACGTGAGGTCACTTGGCAGAAATCATGGTTCCCGGCTTGTACAAATGTCTTTTGTTTTAGGAAATGAATTTACCAACAGTCACTCTTGAACCGGTAACAAGAACTCTTTCTATCGGTGACGAGGTCGGGAATATTGAACCGAACATCTTTGATGATTGTATTCTCATTGATCCAAATGGTTCTCAGGTCGGTCTATTTATTAAAAAGCTTCCACCAGATCTTCAGAACCTTGTCAATATCGCCGATAAAGAAATACTAAGCAAACGTGTACCTAAGTCAGAAATGAGGAGGTCAAGCGGATTGCATAGCGATGAAGGTGAAGTAAAGCAATATTCAACAATCTTGGGATCTTGCCCTCCGAAACCACATATGCGCAGACCTTACGCAACTAGGTCTTCTGTTCATGCTGTTAAAAGTGCTAATACATTTGCTAAAGCCATGAACGCTGCGGGTAAGAAAGCTTTTGAGTTAGTTGAGAAATATATCCCTACTGTTGCTGATTTTCATAAAGCTAAAACTAAAGAGAGAGTTCCGCCTAAATGGACTTTCGCCGATAATTTCACTTCTACTATTTCCAATTGCAATATCTCGGCTCCAGTTCACCAAGATCATGCAAACGTAAAAGGGGCTGTAAATATAATCATCACCAAAAGGCGCAACAGCAAAGGTGGAAATCTACATGTCCCTGACTATGGGGCAACCTTTGACCAGACAGACAACTCTATGCTTGTCTATCCTGCATGGAGGAATATGCATGGAGTAACCCCGATTATTCCTACTTATCAAGGCGGTTACAGAAATTCTCATGTCTGGTACGCCCTTGACTCGTTTAATTCTTTAAGGGATTAATGGCTGGAAAGAAAAGCACACAAATAGAAAATGACTACAGAGTTCACCGGGTAGCTCGGATGCTTTCTAGTGGGGTTACGAGGTCAGAATTATTGCAATATGCCGCAAATGAATGGGGCGTGAGAACAAGAGCGACAGATGAATATATCTCAAAGGCCCGTAAGCTTTTAAAGCAAGATTTCGATATAGACAGAAGGCAATTTACCGCAGAAATGTTAGCTCAATATTCAAGTTTAAGTAAAGAAGCCCGTAAGAATGGCCAGTTGTCAGTTGTGTTAGGCTGTATAAACTCAATGGCAAAGATAGGGCAAGTTTTACCTTGAGCATCCTTACTTACGAAGGTTCAGTATTAGATAAGCCGGGAAGTTCCGGCGTTTCACTTAATACCGAAGAGCTATTAAATAGGATACAAATTGATCTTCATCCGGGGCAATTAGACTTTGTAAATGATACTTCCACAGAAATAATTGGTCTTGCTGCTGGTTATGGAGCCGGGAAAACTAGGGCGTTATGTGCAAAATGTGTCCATCTTGCGGCGGCTAATCAAGGCTTTACCGGAGCAGTCATGGAACCTACAGGGCCGTTGATTCGTGACATTTGGCAAAACGATTTTGAACAATTTCTAGAGCATTATGAAATTCCTTACACTTTTAGAGCGTCACCTTTACCGGAATATATTTTACATTTACCTGAAGGAGACACCAAGATCCTTTGTCGATCTTTTGAAAACTGGTCAAGAATAATTGGATTGAATTTAGCCTTTGTCCTTGCTGA